GCCAGAAGTACCAGAAGAATTTATTGCATCAGGAAAAAACAATGAATTAGACTGATTCCAACCGTAAGTACCAGCAGGAATGGAGGAACCACCAGGACCATAGTATGTAGCGGCAGCAGTAGTATTTGCGCCCGCAATACCAAAACCTTTAACAGGAGCAGAAGTACCTAAAGGGAGCGTAACAGCTGTGCCACCTTTTTGTGGCCATGGCAACGCCCCAGTGAAATAATCATGACGCTTGCCACGTCGAAGGAGTGTGTAATTAGTAGCAGGGGACGCATCTGGCCCATCACCTCTATCTTCAGTAACGGAATTTTGAAGGTTTTGATCACGGAACCACTCGTTATAAATCAAATTATATGCACGTATCGGTAAAGCACTATGCGAGACGGTGTTGCCGGCAGTGACCTGGCCGACAGTAGGAAGGCCGAAATAATCTTGGAGCGAACCAACTGCGTATCCGCCAGCTGGAGACACTTGCTGAGGGATTGAGTATGAAATGCTATCCGAGGGATTATCCTGCTCACCCATAAACTTGACCCAGTTCGTCCATACGAGACGGTTAGGGACAAAGAAAAAGAACGAATCCAAATGTAAATTATCCATGACCGGGAAAATAGGCGTAGCCAAGCGGCCAAACATCGTGACGTTGACATTAAACGTATCACCTGGAAGTACCTCCTCACACATAATAGGAACAAGATAACCACTATCAAAAGTAGTCTTCAATGTTTTTTGCATTGAAAAACGACTACGCGGAATATCCGCACGCGGAACCATCGCAAAATCATGAGTCGAAACTGATTTATTGTGAAACATAAGAACTCCAGTTAAAAAAAAGCACCCCCAAAGGGGTGCAAGGGTCATGAGGACTGCAAAACATCCTTACCGCGAACAAGCACCAAAGGCGCTTCTTCAGTAGTAAATGTACCACTATTGTCATCAAATTGACCTAATAGGTACAAATCAAAATCATCAGGATGCTTATTAAGCTGATTATCAGCTGCAGAACGATTAACTTCGTCCGTAAAGTCACGAATAGCAACATTACGATGAGGAACAAAGAAAGGACGGTTGAAAACATCCGCGGCACGATCTTTAACAGAAACAATGAATTGCAACATTTTTTGACCTTAAATAGTACGTTTTGATTGGTTAGAACGAGATAGACTCACATTTGCTCGAGCTATCTTACGGACTGGCAGATTCTCGTACATAGTACGATCTGCATCCATGTCGGCCCTGGCCGACGATCGAAACTGCATGTCAAGTGCTAAATCTGACCCTAGCTCCTTTAACAAAGTTTTGTAATAACGAGGAACTGGAGCCTTACTACCTTGAGTAGTAATCACTCCAGCATGAGGAAAAACATCAGACATGAAATATTCACTAAACCATGAACCGCCAATGCCCTGGCCGCGCATGCGTCCCTTAGACATTAACATAAATTCAGGATTTGGCAAAACAATTTCTCCTGTGTCATTATTCAAGTACAAAGGCATCGGAGATGCGTTGGGGCCCTTAATCTTTTTTAAGATATAACGGGCAATGTATGCTGCAGACTCGAAGTTGAGGGAACCGATGAGGTGGTTCCCTTGAGGCCAGAGCTTGCTGACTCGAACACTAGTATAAGTCCTATCACCGCCAGAACGACCAAAAGGCACACGATCAGCGTGCCAATCCACTCCAAACAATGCAATATGAAAGTGCGGACGTCTTGAAACATCGCCGTATTCTCCTGAAGCTACATAGCGAAACTTATAACCTGCCTTACGCATACGCTTAAAAAACTTTTGCAAGTCAGCTTTAATCAGCTGCCCATGCTCAGGTAAGTGAGCGTCATCATACGTAAGGTTTAGCATACAAGACACCTTGTGCATCTGTTGCTCGTGCGTTATACGGATAGCCCACTCTCTCGAATAAGCTAACCTGCATTCCACACATTGACCGCATTTGATAGGCCCTTGAGAAGGATGTGTCCAGATCGAGGTACACATTAGGCCTTAAAGACGGATCCCGCCCCTCATAGGCGCTGCAACAATGTTAGCCATCTGGGTACGACCCATATGACTGCGAAACTGCTTAGCACTCGAGTGCTTGTGAACGCTTGAACGATGAAGAGGTTTCATGATGAACTCCATTAGAACAGATAACAAAGAAGGTGTCAATGGGCACAGTTACATCAAGTAGGTAACTGTGCCCACGCCACCAAGCTTGGCAGCTAAGACGCTGCCCCGTCGGCTTTCGCCGACTCCACAACCTCAGCAGGGACGTCCTTATGTTTGGCAGTAGGAACAGCCAGACCAAGGCGCACCGCCTCCTGAGCGTTGTCGGGATTAGCAAAAAACTCCAAAAACTCTTGGGGAGAGTTATGGAATCTCGCACGTACTTTTGCGTCCATACGCATAAAGTTCTCATCAGCTTGCCGAACTACGTTCATAGCCGATTGGAAATCAAAAATGCCTTCATAGTCGGCGTATTGAGGCATAGAAGCTGGCGTTGGAATATGGCCAGTCTTCATAAATCTATCAACAATATTGTTGATATCAGACTCTTCAGCAAATTGCTGTTGAGTCAAAGAGGGATCATTACAAATAAGTCCTGTTTCATCTGAAACTTTGGACATATCGTAATTGTATGGTGTACGAAGAAATACATTCATAAAAAAAACTCCTTATTAACGTGGACGAATAAGTGCTTTAAAC